GTGGATTTTCTCCACGCATATGTAAGGATTCCCCAGGACTCCAAGGACCGAGCGGGCATATTATTGCAATTCCCCTAACTCTTTCCCTTCGAGCTGGCTTTCCAAGCTATGCTAAAGACATCCCCTTTTATTTCTAACGCCGGAGACGGCTTTAAACATCTACCCCCTATATGTAACAGTCTATACTCGCATTTCTTTTCAGCGAGTGAGTAACCACAGGGCTTTTAAGCCCCACCAGTGACAATAAGTGCTTTTTAGCACCTCTCGAAAACACTGATGTACATTAAGAAGATGATGCTGCGGTTTTCCGCAGCACAGCAAACCAAAATAAAAATTCATATAACACAGCCAAAAACCCATAAAATTTCTTTTACGAACGCACATTTGTGCAACGCTTTCTGCTGTTTACGTATGACTCATTAGTATTGATTTCAGTTTAGATCGATGACATATCTAGCTATTGTAGCTATTTCACTGTCAAAGGATCAAGATCCCTCAGAATTGACATCTTGACATGAACTTGAGATCCTAGGCTTTTGCCTAGTATGAAGATACTTTTGATTTCATTACTCCTACATGTGAAAACCAAGTAGGACACAATCCATGTGTATAACATTCGGATAGAGGTGGAGGCCTCGATAAAAACTCTATCACGAACTAGAGACAACGAAAATATGATGACCGCTTTAACCAAAACCGATCCTCATGCTTTCAGCCCGACGAACAAAATCGTCCTACGCCTCCAGTTTCTCCTCCGTCAGCGCCAAGTGCGTGACGTGACACTCTCCACGAATGACAAGTACAGATTGTACAAAATTGTCCGTGAGGCTGAGTCTGAGTTATTGACTAGACTCCAGTCAGGATCAGCTCATTGCGAGCTGCAAGCGGGTGAAGAATCCCCGCTGCTCGACGCCATTCGGCGTCAAATGCCACTAAGTCCGATTGATTTCGGATGGCGAAGTGAAGCACCTGATGCTGACGCGCAATTTCGCGCTGAAGCACTGAAGCGTATCATCGAAGGTCGCAACCTAGATGGTATGGACTTCTCAGGTCCTGGTTCCATTGAGAACCATCAACAAGAGCTCACAGATATGATTTGGCTCCACATCGAGTCACTTCTGACACTCGTGTCACAACTGCGAGCGGCAAATGATTGGAATGGTATTTACCATGCCGTTGCTCAATACCTTCGGGTAGTGACCAACAAACCGATCGGCACGATCATCGCTAAGGTGTATGGTCGTGTGAAGGAGCTCATTAATGGCATTATGTCCACTGATGGGCTCCAGAGCGGCGAGGATGAGCAGGAGAATCCCTTCTCTCGTTTTCGCCACTGGCTTTCGGTGTGTGACACCGTGGGCAACCACCCGGTAGTACAGAAGATCAAGAAGATTTTCTACTACCTGATGTCGTATTCGCTCCTCGAGCGTTTCGGCATCACCTTCAACACCTTTTGGTACACGAAGGCATAGGCTGAGCTCATCCGAACTCAGCACAACAGTCAGACCGGCTTCTTTGCCGCTCTGATTGAGGGTGTCAGCTACATCCTAGAGCGTCTTTATGACTGCTGGCAAACAGGTAGCTGGAACGCCATTATTCACTCCGGTCGTACATACGGCAAGTGGGTGGATGAGGTGTACGCTTTGAAGGAAGCGGCCCAAATGCTCCACAATCCAGAGGCGAACGGTATTTCGTACCATGAGTTCCTCGGACGCATCGCGTCCTGTGTTGAGCAGGGTGAGGCCATTTGCAAATACGCAGATGGTCTCGAATCTCAGGAGAAGACGATGATCAAACGTCTCTTGTCCGAGATGCGCCTTCTCAAGGCTCAGGAGTGCACAAAGAAGGCAGCACGACAGACCCGCCAAGCCCCGTTTACAATCTTGTATTACGGAGGCTCAGGCATCGGAAAGTCTACGCTGCAGACTCTAACCTTTCAGCATTTTGCGAAGGTGCACGACCTGCCGTACTCCACTGAGTACCACTACACACGCTCGTTTTCGGACGAGTACTGGTCTGGTTTCCAGACCTCGATGTGGTCCATTGTTTTGGACGACATCGCGGCACGTAATCCCAACGCGGGACAGGTGGATCCGAGCATGGAAGAAGTGCTTCAGATCATCAACCAAGTGCCATACACGCCACCACAGGCTGATTTGGCGGATAAGGGTAAAACCCCTCTTCGCCCCCTGTTGGTGCAAGGCACAACCAACGTCAAGACGCTCAATGCGTCGTCGTACTACTGCAACCAGCTCGCAATCTTGCGACGCTTCCCGATGGTAGTCACGCCGACTGTGAAGGAGCAGTACGCTCAGATCGTCAATGGACGCGTGCCAGAACCGGCGAACCGCATGCTCGATTCGTCGCGTGTGCCCACTCTTGCCGACAATGAGTACCCGGACTACTGGGACTTTTACGTCGAACGAGTGGTGGCACACACAGATCCCACCACTGGTCAACAGTATGCGGTCTACGAGCCCTACTTCAAGGACAACTCAGTCTTTACGTCGATTTACGAGTATCTCGCACGTATCGGCTATGAGTCCATGAAGCACAAGCAGAACCAAGATTTGGTTGCAGCTTCGGAGCTCGCGTATCGCACTGTGGAGGTGTGCCGTCAGTGCTGCCGTCCCATGATCAAGTGCATCTGTCCTGAAACCGAACTTCAGTCAATGGAAGTTTGTGGACTGCACCCAGCATCGTGGATGGTCCTGGTGGCTGTTCTCTACCGTATCTGGCAGACGATGGCCGTCCCGCAGATTGATACTCTGCGGACAGCTGTCGACCGGCGGATCGAAGAGTACCTCAAGCAACGCATGAAGAAGGCGGCCTACAAGGCCATCTGTGGTTCCAACGAGAAAATCGTTGAAGTCGCACAAGCAACTACGAAGGTAGCAGGCGACGTCCTGCAGGGCCTGGACAAGATCCGGGCCCAAGTGGCTGCTTCGGCGATCACGCGTGCTGAAAAGCTCCAGTGTGAACATGCGATGGTGCGTGGGATCATTGTCTCTTTTGGAGATCGCATGCGCAAGCATGTAGTGAAGCACAGAGTGCTTTACGCCTTCCTCTCCTTCGTGCCGACTGCGGTAGCCATCGCAGCGGCTTGGAAGATGTGGAACTCACCTATCGCGCAATCCAGTGCGGAAGAGGGTGTGCGTCCCACCGCGAAGGATGAGAAGCCCAACCCGTGGTACCGGGACGACTATGAACCATCAACGTTTGACGTTGGCGCGCTCTCATCGTCTTGGAAGGCCCTGAGTGTGGAGCAAGTGGCACAAAAGGTGTACCGCAACTGTCTCTATGCTAAGGCCCGCTACGAGCGGGATGGACCCAAGTCGCGCACGATGCGCATCTTCGGTCTGGGCGGAAATCTCTATGTGACGAACAGCCACAACATTCCTGAATTGGATGTTACGCTGGACATTGTCATGCAGAAGAAGACTGCCGGCATCACGACGAACTTCAGCTTCTTTGTTGGAGCGAAGGATACGTATCGGATGCCTGAGCGTGACCTGGTGTTTTTCCGCATCGGCTGCGCTCCCCCCCTCCCGAACTTGCTGGATCTGATTCCAGCGCAGGGCTACCGCACTGTGTGTAATGGAGCTCTGTGTGGGCGCGACGAGAATGGCGTGGATGAAACCACTGCCATGCGTGCCATCAGGTTCGAGGAGCAGAAGAAGATCCATGCTCTTAGCCAGAACTTCGATTCGTGGACGGCCCAAGTGGACGTCGATACGGTGAAGGGCATGTGTGGTTCCGTTGTTCTCGGCTTTACGCCAAGCGGACCTATGCTTCTTGGGCTGCACCAGACGGGTGGTGTGGCTCGGCGCGTCTCAGCTGTCCAGCTGTGTCGCGAGGACGTGGATGATGCTATTCAGCACTTCCGCATGCCGTTAGTTCAAGCGGGTCAACCTGATCTGACTGACAAGAACGGCGAGCAGATTGTCTTGCAACCGCTGCACCACAAGAGCGTTTTTCGCTTCTTGGAACAGGGTGTGGCTAACGTGTACGGCTCTCTGCCAGGATTTCGAGCTACTCACCGATCGAAGGTGACAAAAACTCACATCGCAGATGCGTGTGTTGAGCGTGGCTACGAGATCACAACAGCAGCGCCTGTCATGAAGGGATGGGCGCCGTGGCGTCACGCGGCACAGGATGTCGTGGAGCAACAGTTCACGGTTCGGCAATCATTGCTGGACGACTGTGTTCAGGCCTTCGCGACTGATATTCTCAGTCGCTTGGGAGCTGACCAGCTCGAAGAGATCCAGATTCTGGACAACGCCACAACCCTCAATGGGTATCCTGGGACTAAGTTTATCGACAAGATGAACCGACGCACCTCTATGGGATTTCCCTACAGGGAGAAGAAGCTGCACCACCTGACGTATCTCGGTAAGGTCGACGTGTGGGAGGACTACGTGGAATTCCACGACAAGTTCTACGAACGCGTAGATGGGATCACCGAGCTCTACGAAAGGGGTATTAGGTACATGCCAGTCTACACCGGTCACTTGAAGGACGAAGCTCTGAAGTTGACCAAGGTGTTGGACAAGAAGACCCGAGTGTTTTCGGGTGGTCCTGCTGAGTGGTGCTTTGTTGTGCGCAAGCACCTGCTCACGCTTGTTCGCGTGATGCAGAACAACAAGTACATCTTCGAGACAGCGCCTGGTACCAATGCCACCTCGGTGGAGTGGGACCAGATCTACCACTACCTAACGGAGTACGGTACAGACCGTATTATCGCCGGGGATTATTCCAAGTTCGACAAGCGCATGAGTGCGCAGTGGATCTTGGCGGCGTTCCAGGTGATCGATCAGGTGCTGGCAGCCGCTGGCCGGAGCGAGCGTGATCGACTGGTCGTGCAGGGTATTGCCTTTGACACGGCTTTCCCGCTCACGGACTTCAACGGAGACCTTGTGGAGTTCTGGGGGTCAAATCCCTCTGGACACCCACTGACGGTCATCGTGAATGGTCTGGTGAACGCACTTTATGTGCGCTACGCTTGGGCGATGGAGGGCAACAAACTGAGTGAGTTCAAGGAAAGGGTCAATCTGATGACCTATGGCGACGACAACATCATGGGTGTATCCCGTGAAGTCACCAACTTTGACCATACAGTGCTGTTGCGTAATCTGGCCACGCTTGGAGTTGTCTACACGATGGCCGACAAGGAGACGGAGTCCGTTCCCTTCATCGACATCAGTGAAGTGACATTCCTGAAGCGTGGGTGGCGTTTTGAGCCCGAGGTGGGTCATCACGTCGCACAACTCGAGCATGCATCGATCTCCAAGATGCTGACGATGCACATACCATCGAAGGTGGTGTGCGCAGAGCAGCATGGGGTTGACATCATGTTCACCGCACTCGCTGAGTACTTCTTCTATGGCCGAGCCGTATTCGAAGAGAAACGCGAGATGTTCCAGGACATCGTGCTGGAGCTGAATCTGAACGCTTTCCAACAGCGTCCCTTCCCGACTTTCGACGAGATCCTTGCGGTCTACAACGAGAACAGTCTGGAGGTGTACCCTGATGGCAAGTGTCCTGTGTGCCACTGAGTGGCACGTGGGCCTAACCTATAAGGTCCGTTAAACCAAAATGTAGGCGTAAGTGAGTAGTTACCTAGCTTCAATAGCCTGACTAGCTAGAAGTGAAGGGACTCACGCGAGATCCGCACGGGCGTTCCCCGAAGCTGCTTTTTAGCAGTGTGCAGCTGATCCACACAGTCCACAGTCCGTAGTGTAAATGAGGATAAAGCACTACAAAGGATATCCATTTCTCGGCAACAAATTCACAACTTGCTGCAAAGAACCTGAGGTTGTTATCGCGCATCAACCCCAGTGGAGCGTACAAAATGCGCGTCCCCGCTTTGAGGACTCAATGTCCCTCAGTGAGGATTCTCCCGACACCCTGCGACAGCGCGCTCAACTCCAATCGGAAGAGAAGAGTGTGGCTGTTGACTGGCAGAACCGAAAGAAGGAACTGGCAGCAGATCGCAGGAAGAGGCACGCGGATAAATTCCGCCCACCTAGTCGTACCGAACGCCACCTTGGCAAGCTGCGCGCTCAAGTGAGCAAGCTTCAGTCTGAAGAGGCCTCGGAGACTGAATCAACCGAAACGGTCAAAGTCGTCGCAGAGAACATTGTATTTCGTGATGAGGCGCTATCGCAGCGCATCACTATGGGAGACATGTCTGCTGGTGACTACGACGCGGATGCTGATAACACCGCGGCGTTGGGTGACTACCTCAGTCGACCGGTACGTATTGCTAGTATCAACTGGCCCGAGAGTACGTTCACGCAGACCTCGATTCTGCCGTGGCACTTGTACTTCAATACAGCCCAGATCAAGAAGAAGCTTGACAACTACGGTAAGATCTCTTGTAGATTGCATCTCAAGTTCGTCATCAACGCCTCGCCATTCTACTACGGCAGTCTGCGAGCGTGCTACTTCCCCTTGGTTGACCCTCGGAGCACGTACACCAATGTGGTAGACCAGGTACCATTTTCACAAACACCTGGTGTGTACTTGGAGCCGCAGAACATGTCCACTGCAGAGATGACACTGCCGTTCCTCTGGCCAAGAAATTGGTTGGAGGCGACGTCAGCTAATGACTTTCAGCAAATGGGCGTGCTGCAGTTCCTTCAGTATGCAAACCTGCGCTCCGCAAACGGAGTCGCAGGAACTGGAATCACAGTTGCTGTCTACGCCTGGGCCGAAGATGTTCGCATCATGGGTCCGACAACGGTGTTGGCACTCCAGTCGGATGAGTACGACGAGGAGAATGGCACTGTGAGTGGTCCCGCTACCGCCCTGGCGAATGTGGCCGATAAGTTGACCGAGGTACCTGTAATAGGGGACTTCGCATCGGCTACGGCTATAGGAGCTCGGGCGGTGGCGGGCATCGCGAAATTGTTCGGGTATTCCAACCCGCCCATGATCGACGATGTAAAGCCACTCCAGAACAAGACGTTTCATGCCTTCGCAAATGTGGAGACGCGGATGCCGATCGACAAATTGGCGATCGATCCGAAGAATGAGGTCACCATATCCAGCAAGGTTGCTGGTGTGGACGAAGAAGACCCCCTCGCCTTCTCGAATCTTCTGACTCGAGAGAGCTTCCTGATGGGAGCTCTGTGGGCAAACTCGCAAGCACCGGACAGTTTGATCTGGTCAGCACTGGTGAATCCGTCGTATGCAATCGGCGGTGGTGGCTATTTCACAATGCCACCGATGGCGTATTTCGCACAGACTGCACGCTTCTGGCGTGGTAGTATCGTGTACAAGTTCCGCTTCATCAAAACGAAGTACCACAAGGGACGCGTCATCATCTCCTGGGATCCCAACGGAGATATCAGTGCCAACGCTGACACAGAGACCACAACCTTCACACGCATCGTAGACTTAGCTGTCGAAGACGAAGTGGAGGTGGTGATCCCGTACCGAGCAACTTCACCGTGGCTTCTGCCACAGTTCGGTACGGGGAACATGAGTAATGGTGCGACACCGTCGTACACATATAACTCTGAGTTCCACAACGGATGCATCACCGTGAGAGTGCAGAATGTACTCACGGGTCCTGCAGCATCGCCGCAGATCGACATGCTCGTCTACGCGCGCGCCGGAGAGGATTTCATGCTCTCTGTCCCGACGGAGATCTCCACGGTGTTTACGCCGCGGGATCCCGCCGGGGTCATCCAGTCTGAAGAGGCTGATGAGTCTATCGCGCAGAAAGCGAGTTCTGTAGATCAGCAAGTGGCCACGATCACCACGGGAGAAATCCTGTGTTCAATGAGGCCGCTGCTGCATCGAGCGTCGCTAGCTTACAATCAGTTTGCTGGCGCACCGAGCGTTGGAGACGTGCCCGCACTCTACCAGACTGCGAACTACCTATGGCGAGTGCCGTATGGAGTTGGTCGCAATCCGAATGGGTATGGGTACGCTACTGTGAGCGGTGCGGGAGTCGGGTACAACTTTTCCCCCAATCATCCAATTGACTGGGTTCTGAACTGTTTCATCGGCTACCGCGGCAGCACCAACATTCACGTCAACACGTCAGGTGTGGGGTCCAATGTCACAAATGTATCGCATCTCGCGATCAACCGTAATTACGGAGGACCCATCATCACGACCACGGCTGTCGTACGCAACGCAGACTTCACTGCGAATCTGTTTACGACACCCAACCAGTATGCGCGGAACACGATCCGCTACCCAACGGGTACGCGTACGATCTTCCCTACTGGTCAGACGGGCATGACACTCACCAATGTGCAGGGGCAACCAGCGTGCTCGGCCAACGTGCCGCAGTACTCAAAGTTCCGCTTCCTGCCAGCGTTCACGTCTGTTCGCAATGTCGACCCAAAGAATGGGACCCGATTCGACGACAACGTGACGGTGAGCTGCCAGTTCAACTCGAACACCACGCTCACAGCGAATAGTGATTGGCCTTCATTGTCCTATTACTACTCCGCGGGAGTTGATTTTCAACCGATCTTCTTCCTGTGCACACCACGGCTCTTCAATACCGTGCTCCCAACGGCGCGCGATGTGTATCCGTAGTGCACGAAACCACAACAAAGACCCCCCTGTCTGATGGGAGGGGTGCTCACCCAGTGACTAGAGACATCTGTCGATGTTCTCGTAAATCACGCACGCAAAGACACACCATACTGGGCCTGTAGAAAGGTTCCTGTGGAGGAGTGCAGCAAAAACCACGCGCAACAAAGCGCGTGTGAGCTGTACAAGTATTCCTTAAAGTGTTCCTGGTGAGAGATAAAACAATCAGGGCCAGAAGGCAAAGCTATGTGCTACTTTATCGGTAGTTGCGGAAGTTTCCCTAAGTCGGCCCTGAAAGGGCCGGAAAGGGTTTTCTCTTCCGTCTCGTCTTGTACGAGTCAGAAACTTTTCCATCTGGTACCCTCTTTGAATGAAGTCGG